TCTGCGCTGAGAACTACGGTTTTTAATTTAACAACATAAGGAGAGAAATCATGGCTACATACTGGAACGAACAAGGTGCATACCAAACCATCGCAGAAGCCCTTCAGGGGCTTATCCCAGCGATTGGTGAGGTTCCTGAGGGCAAGACTACCAACAAGGCGCTGGAGCGCTTCAGAAGGGCGCAGAACTGCTACTACGACCTTTACAACAACGGGCTTGGCAACCGTGCTCGCGAGTTCAGCATATTGTTTAGGATTCCCGGCGTCCCACGCGAGATCAAGCAGAACTATCGCACCAACTTTTTGGTGTCGTCGCTCACTGAGGGCGCGATTGAAAACAAGATGGATGGATTCATTCTGGACGCCTACCGTGAGCAGGTAGCGTTGGGCAAACTTCAACCAGTGAACATGGAGGTCGCATGAAACGTATTTACATCAAAGCTTTCAACAAGCTGACCAAGATGGGCGTACCCGTCTACGAGCACCACGACGACAAAGGTAACTTCAGCATCAGCGCGGAAGACGAGGGATCTTCCAACTGGGTGAACTACTACGATGGCGCTCGCATATGGGGTGACAGCATCAAGCCTGAGCTACGCGATACGCTGATCGGCATGGGGCTGTTTGCAGAGTGGCATAACCCCGGAAGATTGGCTGTTTACGAAATATAAAAAAAGGTGTTGACACCCTTCTCTAATTCCATGTTAGAATTCAATCACTGCAAAGTTAGCAGGTTTAAAAGGAAATTATCATGATCACAGTAGACAAGTTCAACGTTCGCGTAGTTAACAAGGGCGACAAGTTCGGTCGCGATTTTTGCCTCACTCACGAGAGTGACAAGCCAATGGTCGAGTTCTACGATGCGCGTTATCCGCATACGGAGTTTGGTCAGTTTGTTTCACGCTACAACGTGGAAACAATCTTGGGTGAAGATAAGTGGGGACGCGCAGAAGGCGGTCTGATCTTGGACGGTGGCAACGCCAACGAGTGGACGGTGTCTGAGCGCCACATGGATATCGTGCGCAGTTTCTTGAAGGGAGCAACAGCATGAACTACGGACAACTACGCGAGGTGTGCGTGAACAAATTCAGGGAGTACGACTCCAACATGTGCTTGCATGCACTACGTGACTGCCACATAACGTTGCAGTTAAACAATCACTTGTCCACGGACGATCCCTACTACATCAAGTTGTGGGCGGAGATCGACGCCATCCGTGAGCGCCAATTCAAACTCTCAAAGGTGCCAGCATGAAAGAGTTTAAAAACAAAAAACAAGAGTTGGAGTTCGCGAAAGCGCACTTCGAGCACTGCGGTAAAGTGCTCAGGGTCAATGAGGTCAAGTGGAATGAGATCTGGGAGGCACAACCCAATCCATTCCTGAAGATCAAAGAGTACAACTCGCCTGAGCAGGTTGCTATGCGTAAGCCCATCATTGACGACTGGCTGACAGCCAAGAAGAAATACCAAGAGTTATCAAAATCACAACCTAAGGACTGAAATGGCAACAGCAAAGAAGGTGGTGGCGAAAGCCGCGCCAAAGACGCCTGTAAAACGCGAGCAGACGTTCGACATGCCTGTGGAGGTCAGAGACTGGATAGAGCAAGCAGGGAGTCGCCTCAAGAGCATGCAAAGCAAGATAGACAGACTGGAGTTGGAGAACAAAGAACTGAAAAGTTACAAGCGCTGGGCAGAGCACAAGATCTTGGGGAGTTCACCAGAATGAGAACACCAGCATTCCCTGCTATGCATTACGACTTAGCAGACAACGAGCATGGGTTGACTATGCGGGACTACTTCGCGGCAAAGGCTATGGAAGGCTTGATCGCGGCAAGAGCAAAAGATAACGTGGACGCATTTGCACAGGGCGCATACAAGATGGCTGACGCAATGATGAAAGCTCGCGAAGAATGAACGACGAAGAGAAGTTCCAGATCTACACGCCCGACACAACATACGTGAAGGGTTGGTACGACATAGAAGAGCTTCAAGAGATCCTCGCAACCATGAGGAGGATCAAACGCGCTAACAACGGAATAACAGAAGACTTCACACAACAAGAAACTTCAGGTTAAACTTATGCACATATGAATGCGCTGAAACAATTGCGTGAAAGGACATATGTATGGCAACAGAGAAAAGACCAGTAGGTCGTCCAATGGGTAAACTCCATCAGGATGACGTACGCAAGAAGATTCAAGTTGGTCAATTGATAAAAGTTCTTGAAAATCATGCACTTAGCGATGATGAAAAGGAATTGTCAGCAAGTAAGATCAAAGCAATCCAAATACTGCTGAATAAGTCACTACCAGACCTAAGCTCAATGCAGTTGACTGGGGATGACGATAAGCCAGTGGTGATGGAGCACAACATCAATGTGTTCGGTGAGCTACTCAAGTCAATCAAGCTGTCACGACAGGCGGAGTGATCATGATCCACCATACACCAGAAGCTTCCGTCATCAAGATTGGATTGAATTACAAGCGCTCGCGTGGTGGATTCTGCTTGTTGTGGGCATGGTATGACTTTGCTACCCGTGAAGCTACCACCTACCGCTTCCGCTTCCGTATGCACCTGAAACCTCACATCATTCGGTCGGTGGAGAAGTACAACGTCATTGACGACTATCTATCCGCCCGTGACCTTGAGCTTGTCCATCGTGAGGTGCTCCAAGACTTGAACGCTACCGAGTCAGACCTGATTCGTATGAGTGATCAAACGACTGTCATTAGACCCACATGAGCGCGTTGGACGCAGTGCTGGACGATCCCAGCATCAAGAGGGAGTTTGAAAGCCTGCATCCCACTGAGCAGGCGGTGATCAACTGGCAGTTGAACTGGCTGGGTAAGCAAGCGCACAAGCACCAGATCGAGCCGACGGGTGACTGGTGGAATATCTGGCTGATGCTAGCCGGTCGTGGAGCAGGCAAAACACGCGCCAGTGCCGAAACCCTAGCATCATGGGCATGGGAGCAACCCAACACACGATGGCTTGTCTCAGCCCCCACCAGTGGCGACTTGAAGGGTACATGCTTTGAGGGTGACTCAGGGCTGATCTCCGTGATCCCACCTGCATTGGTCGCCAAGTACAACTCCAGCCTGCATGAGATCCACCTGATCAACGGCTCGTTTATCAAGGGCATCCCAGCGTCCGAACCTGAGCGCTTCAGGGGGCCGCAGTTCCACGGTGGGTGGCTGGATGAGTTAGCCGCTTGGGAGTACCTGCGCGAGTCATGGGACATGATCCAGTTTGGCATTCGACTGGGACAACGGACTAAGCTCATATGCTCCACCACACCCAAGCCTAAAGACGTGGTGATGGAGTTGATTGACCGTGAGGGTGACGACGTGGTGATCACCCGCGCCAGCACGTACAGCAACATGAAGAATCTGGCGCCATCGTTCCAGAAGCAGATCCTCCAGTATGAAGGAACCAATCTAGGCCGTCAGGAAATCCACGCAGAAATTATTGATCCGGAAGAAGGCGGTATCGTCCGTCGTGAGTGGTTCAAGCTTTGGCCTTCCACCAAGCCATTCCCCAAGCTGGAGTACATCATTCAGTCCTATGACTGCGCGACGTCTGACAAGACGGTCAACGACCCTACTGGGTGCATTACGCTGGGTGCGTTCAAGCCTATGGACGGTGGGATGTGCGTGATGGTGCTCGACTGTTGGCAAGAGCACCTGCAGTACCCAGACCTGCGCCCCAAGGTGATCGACGAGTACGAGACGGTGTACGGTGAGGGACGTGAGAAGAAGTTGGTGGATCTGATCCTCGTGGAGGACAAGAGCGCTGGTATATCCCTGATCCAAGACTTGCAACGAGCGCACCTGCCTGTACATGCGTATAACCCCGGTCGTGCGGACAAGATCCAACGCCTGAGCATCGTGGCTAACATCATCAAAGCTGGGCGCGTCTGGGTACCTGAGAGCAGTGTCAAGAAGGGGTTTGTCAGGGACTGGGCTGAAGGGATGGTCAGCCAGATCTGTAGCTTCCCTGAGGGGACGGTGCATGACGAGTTCGTTGACTGCATCTCACAGGGATTACGGTACATGCGTGACGCTGGATGGATCAGCATCGATGCACCACCTCGCGAAGACCTAGACGAGGACGACATATACGACGCAGACGAGTACAACAAACGTGCGCGTGGCAAAGTAAACCCCTACGCAGAATAAGGGCGCAGGCACTGCGTGCTTACTGCAAACTTACAAATATAAAGTGTGGACGTGACATGATGGTGAAGGCATAATACGTGGCACTCATGAAGGACATTCCATGACCCCAAGCAAGCCCCCTATGGGCATCAATGTAGCGAGCGATACCAAGGCAGGGCTGAGGTTTGCTGACATGATTGTCGATGGGCATAAGACCCTTGAGTCACGCAATAGCGACACATTGCGCCCCTACGTTGGTAAGCGCGTGGCGATTGTCCGCACTGGTGAAGGCAAGGCTAAGGCTATTGGTGAGGTTACGGTGGGTGAACCCAAGGTGGTGAACCAGAGGCAGTTCCGTGCGATGGAGGACGAGCACAAAGTCCCCAAGGGATCACGGTTTGACATCAACACACCGACCAAGCACTTGTACCCTATGCACGACCCTGTGCGGTATGAGGAGGAGCGCGACGTTGGACATGGCATCGTGTCGCGTCAGGTGATACACAAGGCAGAAGGTGGAACAGTGGAAGACGACTACCGTAGCGAGCACCAAGCGCCAAGCCCAGACTTTGGCGCACCCATGCATGACGTGACTCGTGATATGTACCCCAAAGACTTTTACAGCCCTAATGGTCTTCGGTACTATGCCGATCACACTGATCCAAATGATCGTGATGCTTACAACAAAATCACGCGAGTCAAGGGCAAGCCCAATGAGATGGTTTCCATCCATCGTGCGATTCCGACCAAGGTCTACAACGAAGCTTTGAAAAAGGATTCTCCGCTCAAGCACATGATTCGCAAAGGCGACTGGGTTGCCATCAACAAGGATTACGCTAAAGATCACGGAGAAGCCGTATTGTTGGGCGACTATAAAATTGCAAGCATGCGTGTGCCTGCAAAGCACGTATGGACAAACGCAGACTCAATCCATGAGTGGGGCTACCACCCAGATGAAAAAGCTTCTGGTGGCATCATTCGCAAAGCAAGAGGTGGAGCAGTGCAACCTACGATAGAACAAATGCGCCAAGCACTGGCGAAGGGTGGATCAGTGAAGGAACCCAAGAGTACCGTCAAGGCGTACAAGATGTTCCGCGCTGACCCGAAGCAACCGGGCAAGCTATTCCCATTGTTTGTAGACGCAAAGACGCCAGTCCCCATGAACAAGTGGGTGGACGCCAAAGAGGGCGAGATGAAGGACGGTAAGGTCAAGTCAAAGATTGGCCCACTGGCGTACAGACCCGGTTGGCATGCGGGTGATCTACCCATTGCCACCCACATTGGTGACAAGGACAACGAGCAGAAGGCTGAAATCGCTCGCATCAAGGCATTGCGCGATGCTATGTTAAATGACATTGGCAACGACAAAGAAGGCAAGAAGATTGTCAACAAGATGTATCCATTCCCAAGTTGGGTGAACGCGCCACGTTTGCGTAATCCACGACACATTTGGGCTGAGGTGGATATGCCTAACGACGTTGATTGGCAGTCAGAGGCTACACGTCGCGGATACAACGACGATGGCAACTTTGTTGCTAACCAAGCCCACATCACAGACCAAATGCCCAAGGGTGGTCACTATCGTTATAAGACCAACTCCAACATGACAGGCAATTGGTTGATTGGCGGTAGCATGAAAGTCAAGCGCATACTAAAAGACGAAGAGGTTCAGCGTATTAACGAAGCCGCTGGTGCCTCTGATTTGCCACGTATCAAGCCAATGAAGCAAGAGATGTTTGGTTTTGCTCATGGTGGTAGTGTTGGTGGTGACGAGACGCTCGCCCCTGAAGAATTTAAAGCTGAAGAGTATGTGAACTACAAAGCTGAAGGCGGTAAGGTTGAGCCGACCGTAGAGCAGATGCGTCAGGCGTTGATCAATCGACATGGCTTGTACTCACCGCTAGAGAAGGCGGCGATTGAGATGCCACGCACCAAGGGGACTGGTGCTGAGTTCATGACGGAGTTGTCCAAGCGACCCGGTTACAAGGCTGAGGAGATTGCTGACCGTCGTATCCCAATACCTGAGGGCAAGATGACCAAGGCGCAGTTCCTTGAACACCTAAAGAAGCATTCACTGCCACCGCTTGAAGAGAAGATCAAAGGCGAAAGCACTCCAAAAGACGAAGACCAAGTTTGGGATCGTGTATCTCAAGAGATGTTTGGCGTCAACGCAGATGACTTGAGCGAGAGACAATTTCGTGAGGTAGAGAGCCTCATTCCTAGCGAGATACGACGTACAAACCCAGCGGCTCAGTATGAGAAGTACCAGTTGCCCGGTGGGAAAAACTACCGCGAGGTATTGCTCAAGCTTCCCAGAGGCAGACCAGACGCAAGCAAGTATTCAGATCCCGCCAAATACGATGCCGACATGAGGGCGTTTAATGCAAAAGGTCAAGAAGACTTTCAGTCAAGCCATTGGGGTAATGATCCCAATGTGCTAGCGCAT